ATCGTCCGTTTGATCCGATGGTTTTGTTTTGTGCATCATGTGGCAACCATAAAGTGTCGTAAACATAGCCAAAAGTCTGCATCAGCGCAAGGTAATGCGACATTGTCTGCTGACTGTCCTCAACATAACGGATTAACCTGATTTCTTGTGCAATAAACTGGACAAACCAAATAGATGTTGAATCTGCCCAGCCAAGGTCAAACACAGCAACAACTGGCTTGGTCGGATCGTACCTGACTTTAGTAATGCGATCTTCTAGTTCTGCGCTCTGAACTTCTCGGGCAAACACCGCACCGTCAACAGTAACCCTACACAATCCTTCCCAGACATTGTTATAGGCCTCTATGTCTCTAGCCTGTAAAGTTCTGCGCTCAATGTCCAAAACTTCAGGGAAAAATGGGTTGTCGTTCCAATTCATGCGTTGGACAACGGCATTTTCTGGTGGACTTAATACGTATCTTTCGTATACCGCATCAGACTGTAATTCTGGATTTAGGGTAAACCAGATTTCTGAATTAGGTTTACGTACAGTCGGGATGAGAATATCTAGCGATCTATTTGACAGGCTTTGGCTTTCCTCGCACCAAACAATATCCACGCCTTCATAAGATTTAATATTGTGCGGATTATTTTTTAGGCCAACAAAGGCAAATTCAGTCCCATTTGCGCCCCTAATAGAATTTTGGGTAACCTCGTAAAAGCCAAGCAATCCAAGCTCAACAATCTGGTCGCTTAGTAACTTATGTACTGACTGAGATATGGAGTTTTGGAACTCTCGGGCGCAAAGGACTCGGAGTGGCTCCTTAGCCCCTTTAATAAGTAAAGCTCTTGCGACACCCCAAGATTTGCCTGAGCCTCTACCACCATGAAGTACACGATAACGGATTTTGGGAGGATCGAAAAGACACCGCAACTTAAGCGGAAACTCAGCCTTTTTAATGACGGTAGCAATCTCATTCTGATCCATTTGGCGCTACAAACGATACCTGAATACTATTAAGAATAGGCGATCCATCAGCGTTTTCTATCGATGTAGCCTGTATCGCTTTACCTTCTAATCTATCCATCAACTCTCTAATCGCCCAAGGTTCGCCTTCTTCAGCCTTACTAACCAACTGTTCCGCAATCGTCCTCAATCGATGTGGCTCTTGCGTTAAAACCATTCGCAGACGATCAGAAAACATCCTTGATTTGGATGCGTTCTTGTTTCCGATTGGTGCGCCTGCGCTCATATTGTTTTAAGCTATAAGAAATTGATTTCTAATAGGATTTAACTATTAGCGGGAGTATCAGTGGGTGGCACTACAGTTGCCTCTACTGTTTGTGCAGGCAATTGAGCACTAGCTTCTTTTGTTAACTTTTGGATTAACAATTGAATATCACGAGCTTTATGCTCTAAAGCGGTGATGATTAGGTTTACGTCTTGGACTTCGTGTTGAAAATTAAACATTTACTTTCCTTGTTTGTGTTTACGGCCTGGGCCTTTTTTGGTTGATTTGGGGTTTTTGCCTGCTTGCCACTTCATGAATAGATGTTCATCCATTCCCATTGCAATTAGTAAGTGAACGGCTAGTGAGGCTTTCATTTCTTCTTGGCTTTCTTTTCTGCTTCACGCTTTACATTCAGGGCAATCGCAACTGCCTGTTTCTGAGGTTTACCAGCCTTAATCTCTTTTTCTATGTTTTTACCTACATTTTTTTGTAGTTTTGACTTAATTAATGGCATATTAACAATTCCAGTTCTTTAGTGATGCCTTGGCTCTCTCCGCTGGGCCTTTGGCGTTCTTTACAACTCCCTCCATCCTCGCACAGAAAGATGCCTTTCGGCCTTCGTCTTTCTTTGTTTTGGGGTTGGGAGCAGGCGGTTTCAAGTTTGATCCGTTCTTGGCGTTGTACTCGGCACGACCTTTAGCCGTCATCCCAGCGCCTTTTTCCGTTGGATTATAGGTTTTACCCTTACCTGTGGTTTTGTGCTCTATGGGTTTATCGTGCTTTTTTGTCATTTTTTGGCCGTTTTAGCAGATTGAATGAACGCTTTGGCAGTTGGCGCACCCTTTGTGCCTGGCTTTCTCATGTGCTCAACATGTTTACCCTCAGCCTTTTCTTTCTTGATCCGCTCTTGTTTAGCGTGAATATTTGCGTATAGTCCTTTAGGCATTTTCAGGCTCCTCAACAAAACACACATCTTGCCACGACATTACCAAATATTTCTGATCCCCGTCTTTAAAGTCATGGTATTTTAAATATTCGTCTTTGTAATCTTTGGCTAGTGTACCAAACCAAATCTTGTCACCGACCTTAAGACCCTCGTCCGCTGCCTCGTCCCCTACTGCGACTACATAACCGCAAGTATCCGCTTCTGCGGTCTGGATGTACAGGGTTGATTGGATGCGCTGAATCGGTTTAACGATAATCTTGTCTTTAATCGGCTTCATGCTACTTGCCTCCGACTAAGTTTGGGCGGTCTGCCTCGCTTTATTTGAGGCACTAATGGTTCGTCAAAAACCATTTCTTTATACAAAAAATCCTCTGATGGGCCAACACCAGAGGTAATCTTGGCAACAAACTCTCCACACCATTCGTTCTGATGACGATTCTGGTAAGTGGGATAACGCCTACAAGCGCCTAATGTTTGATTTTGCTGTAGATCAAAATATCTACAACCCTTACAATCGCTCTTAGTCATCGCAACTCCTTTATCAGTTGTGTTGATTAGAAGCCCTTAGAGAACGAGGAATTCTCTAGGGGTTTCGTTTTATTACATTTTATCTTGAATATGGGGCATACGCTCGTGTGAATAGCACTCAGATTCGCTTGAACCTGTGTTGAATTCACCAGTACGACCGTCATTCTTACCCATGTGTGAGCCGTCACGTGCACCAATGCTGTCGGCTTTACCGATTCCAACACCACCTACTAGTTTAGCTTTGCGCTCACCAGACATGTCACTTGCGTTAGCGCCTTTTGGCATCTTCTCGCCTGTCATCCCTGGAGTGCCTTTTAAGCTATTTGGGCCTTTTTCACTACCCATCTTCTCGCCTGAGCGATCAGAAGCGGCAACGCCTTTAGGCATTTTTTCTTTACCGTAGTATCCCATTTTGATTCCTTATGTTAATGGAGGCTTTATTTTCGCACTCGCATACAATTTGTCAAGTGCTTTGAATTGTAACATTTGTTTGCTATAAACTGGGTATGAAAAACCTCCCAAGTGCTGAAGATATAAGATATTTTGAATCTCAGATCGCCTACTGGCAAGTTGTACTTGGACTACAAGGGTGGAGGTTTGAACGCTCAAATAAAACCACCTCCGCAATGGCAGATGTCTCTGTCGATTACCCAGCAAAAATGGCAGTTTACAGAGTAGGAAACTTTGGATCTGCCTTAGTCAATGAACATTCATTGTCAACCACCGCTTTACATGAATGTTTGCACGTATTCCTACACGATCTCATCCGAACCGCACAAAATAAACCGACCGAAGAAGAGTTGGATGCTGCGGAACACCAAGTTATCAACCTACTAGAGAAATTACTTTATGACTGGAAAACAAAAAATATCTGAAGAAGAATTTATTGCTCTTTGGAAAAAATATCAAAGTTGTGGAAAAATCGCAACAATAATAGGAATGGATTTAAGATCTGTTCAACGTAGGCGTGATCGGATTGAATCTAAACTTGGAACTATTATGAGGCCAGGCTATGTAAGCGCTCATGAGATTCCTAGAACTTTTAATCTTGGCGTAGAAAATGGCACAGTCATCGTATTTAGTGATGCCCACTTTTGGCCTGGTATTAGATCTACAGCATATAAAGGATTGCTTTGGGCTATTTCGGAAATGAAGCCAACCGCAGTTATAGCTAACGGAGACATTTTCGATGGAGCTGGAGGTATTTCTCGCCACGCCAGAATTGGATGGGACAAAGCGCCTTCAGTTATTGAAGAGCTTAAAGCCTGTGAAGCCAATATGGGCGAAATTGAGGAAGTGGCTAAGGCAGCCAGGCACAACGTACGCTTGGTTTGGCCCTTGGGTAACCATGATGCCCGTTTTGAGACATTCTTAGCAGCCCATGCGCCTCAGTATGAGCACGTCAAAGGATTTAGCCTAAGAGACCATTTTCCCGCTTGGAAGCCTTGCTGGTCTGTCTGGTTAAACGAAAAAGTAATTGTTAAACACCGTAATAAAGGTGGAATCCACGCAACTCACAACAATGCCGTAACTTCTGGCGTTACGATGGTAACTGGACATTTACATTCTTTAAAAGTTACGCCTTACACCGACTATAACGGGGTTCGGTACGGAGTTGATACAGGAACGCTTGCGGGTATTTATGGCCCACAATTTCGTGATTATTTAGAGGAAAACCCTGTCAACTGGCGGTCTGGGTTTGCCGTTTTAACCTTTGTCAACGGTGAATTATTAATGCCAGAATTAGCTATGGTACACACCGAGGAAAGTATCCAGTTTCGGGGCAAAGTTATTGATGTAAGCGATTTATGAGCAAACCCCTGATTGGCGTTGTAACTGTGATTTATTTGGGTATAGCCACAGATCAACTTATGCGGGGAAATTTACCAATGGCAACCGTTTATTTAGGTTATTCCATTGGTAACTTGGGATTATTATTTTTATAGGGGGCATTACACCCCCTTTTTTATTACTCGTCAGATTCTTCCAAATCGTCTTCCCAAACGATGTCGTAATCTTCTTCAGCATCAGCAACGATTTGTGCAACAAAAGCCTGGATCGCAGCGATAAACTCAAAATCCTCAGACTCAACTTCTAATTTAAAGTCGTAACCTTCAATAACTAGATTGTGTTCCATTTAACATCCCCGTGTTAATCTGCAAAATTGCAGTTAAATCTTAGTCCTGTTTTGTGAAACTTTCATTATTATTTTCTAAGAATATTTTGAGTATTATGTAGAACCAAATGCTTAATATGGCTATCGTCCCACCCAAAAGTAGTATTGACGAAAACAACAAAAAATTACTCATAAGGGTTTTGCTCCACATCTTAGGCAAGAATCCATCCAATTAGACCTTTCCTCGCCTGACCTACAAACGTGCCTCCAAATAGGAAACTTCTCAATTGGTTTGGTATGAGAAGTCCCGTATTCCAAAGCATATATGATTTGGTCAACTTGTAAAGGGTCGTAATGTTCTTTTAAAAGATCAATTACTATTTGGAACGCTTCTTCTTTGTACATATAAACCCTAGAACATAGCTGAACGTTTGGGGAAACATTGAACGTCAATGATAATGTCTGACAACATACCGCTAACCATGCGCTTGCTTGTAATCGGAACTGGCCTCATGCCCCCAGCCTCGCACTCCATTGATGCCTGTATAACCTCGTTACGGCTCATCTGTTGAGCTTTTGGCTCGACTGTGATCGGAACTATGGGCGCAGTCGCAAATGTTGTGGGTTGTTCTACTTTAGGTGCTTGAGCACACCCAGCTATTAATAAAATTAAAAGTAAGTATCTCATTTGATTAACTCCACGCCCTTGAGCTTTTTAGTATTTCCGTCAAAGATAAACTCCACATTGTTTGCGCCTTCTTTTGCAAACTCAATGTAACCTTGTGGTGTTTTGTTAAATATGATGGTTGCGCCCACAGAAAAATCAGGCAATTCCTCGGGTTTTACCCTAAATTCACCCAATTTAAACCAATTTGGGACTTCCTCCTCGCTCCAAGGGTACAAAGGACTTGGCCTGTACTCAATCGTTGCCCCATCTGCCCATGCTTTAATAAATTCTGCGTTTCTTTGTTTCATGTGTTTTTTTCCTTTAACTTAGCTTCTACTGCAAAGTAAACATCAGTTATTTGAAAACTGTTCCATGTTCTAATACTGTCACTAATGGCATTTAATTCGTCAGCGGTCAACCCTACCCATTCTTTAGTTTGTGGTTTGGTGTAAAGAGGAATGACATAGCCACGCTTTTCATCTTTTTCCTCTTTCACATACAACTCTGGTTGACCTTCTTGCATCCACGCCACAGGCTCACCTTGCTCTTGCTTTACTTCTTTATTCATACAGCCCTCACCACTTGTTGATTACGACCGCTAAACCCTGGGCGCTTTTCGCCAGTTAAGACAATAAGTCCTTTTTTCAATAACGGTTTGATTCTGGGGGAAATGGAACTTGTCCGCATGTGGGGTAGCGCCAGTTCTATGTCTTGGCATATACAACCATCAGGAAAGGTCTTAATAACGTCTAGGACAATCTGTTCTAGCTTGGTTGTGTCTACCGTACTGGCAGCTTGTTTTGATGTATCTGGATCGCTTATACGAGCAAGTGCCCGATCCATGATTTTGTTTAATTCGTCAAAAATTGAAAATGTTTGCATAAATCTGTTTCCTTAAATTTAAATTAAATAGGGCGGTTCGCATAAAGCAGCGTGATATGTTTACAAATTCAGACCTAAAGCCATTTAAACTTTGTTGATCTAATATACGGCGCTAACCCGTATTACCGCCCCAAACCTTAAAATCCAATGTCGTCCTTGTCAAAGTTCTTAGGCTTTGGCTCGTTCATATACGCCCAACCGTTCCAAGCTGGATCTGCAATTGGAATTGAATCTAACTTGAGCATCGGGCCATTCTTTGTGTCAATCACAGACCCAATTCGTTGATAGCGGTTCTTTTCCTGACCGTTTTGGTCTTTGTACTTACCAGCTATTATTGTGATTTCTTGCAATATTTTAGACATTTAATTTCCTTAATTTACTTACTTTCTCGTTAACACCTACCAAAAACTTCTTAACTTCAGACTCTAAGCTCTCAATCATCGTTACATCAGCATCAACACGCTTGATAAACAATGCTAAATTCTCGGGCAGTCTGGGATCGTAACTCACAAAATCACACCATTTTCTTTGCGTACAGGCAAGTTGCCATTGTATTTGCGTAATGTATTTACTCGGCACAGTCTGGTTTAAAAGTGTGTCCAAATGGGTACTGGTATTTGGGCACTTTATCTCAATCAAACCATCCGTACCAATCAACCCATCAGGACTCGCTCCAGACTGCTCAATCATCGGGTGAGACACAAATCCAATCTGATCAACCATGTTGCCAGATTTCAGCTCGTACTGGGCACGTGCAAGTGGCTCGGTATCTGTTCCCCATTGCATCGCTGAGTTTGTAAAAGATTCGGCAGGCTTACCCGTCAAAACCTCACAAATCAATTGTGCCTCGTAGTTAGCCCGACTTGCGGAATAACCCGATTTGGTTGTCGCAATAATGTCAGCTACTCGTGAGGCAGTTACCTTACCGCAACGAATGGCAAACCATTCTGCCGACCCTTGTTCTATATCACTCATCTACACCCCCATTAACGCCTCTTGGCTCAATCTTTTTGAATTCTCGCTCAACCATCATGCAATCAGCGACTTTGTAAGCAATTCGGATGATCTCATTATCTATGGACTTGCGCCCAAAGATAAGGCCAATCAGCGCCTGACTTGCAAAATAGTCTCTCAGGTTAATTTCGTCCATCATTTAGAACCTCCAAGTTTCTTTTTGAGTTGATCTTTCTTACCTATGAGCACCTTTTGCCAAGCGGTATCGCCATCGGTCGCAGCAATCGCCTGAGTAAAAGCCTTCTGAAGCGCCTCGATAGTCACGCACTCATCCATTGCAGCCATGTAATCAGCCATTTCTGACTCATTTATAGTTGACTTAATTTCCTGTTTGCGACTCGCAGCGTTTCCATCGTCATCCTCTGGCGCTATTCCGCAAGCTGCCATCAAAGAATAACGTCTTGCGTATGTCAAAGCAGATCCGTAGCCTTGTGGGTCTTGCTTGGATGCTGGGACATGCAAAATGCCATTTGCCATACTTTCGCCAGATTCGTGAACAAAGATAGTCTCAATCGCCACACCTTTGTCAGACTCATGGAGCTTTTGCATTAAAGCAATTCCGTTGTGGTTTAAGGCATCAATGACGGCCTCAATACAAGCGGACAAGTCTGCATAACGGGATTTAAAATGTGGGTTTGTGGCAGTCTTTAGCGCAGGGCCAAATTCTTTCTGTGCCTGAACAAACGCAGCGTGAATTGACTTCATAACCAACCTCCAATAACCATAACAACTAAAAATAATGCGACTAAAGCGCAACCACCAATAACGATCTTGTCTTCTTTATCCATAGGCTTCTCAAAGTTAGGCTCTGGCGTTTCTGGGAAAGCCTCGGCAAGTGTGCGTGGGAATGTGCGTGTGGTAGGGTTAATATTGCCCTTGGTGAATTTAATCGTCATTGTCGATCTCCTCGCAATCTGCACAGCCTGGGTGAGCTGGGTCACGGCAATCAGGAAAAGCGTTTAATTCGCTACGTCTGCGGTTATCAGAAAAGACCTGATACTTAAGATCTTCTAATTCAAAGTCTATGTCTTCAAAATAATTTCTATTACTCATACTAGCTCCTTAAAAGACCACTCGATGTGTGTGGCATGACTAAAGTGTAAGCCATTTCTTACGCATTTATCAATTAATTCTAAAAATATTTACTTTTGTTGCTTTTTTGGTAAGAACTGTCTTACAATCGCAACATGGACAAACAAAAAGCAATTCAATTAGCAGGCTCACCTAGTAAGTTGGCTAAGTTACTGGGTATTCAAAGGCAAAGTATTCACAATTGGAACGATATTCCAGAGGGTAGATTGTGGCAATTAAGAGTTTTAAGACCTGAATGGTTTGATAAATCTGAATTTATACCTAAAAAAGAAAAGAAAAAGCGTGTATAATACAAATCGTCTAGAGTGGCATCTAGGCGATAGAAGTCCATTGTGAACCCTACAGATACCTGTGCGGTCTTGTCAGACGACAAGCGAACTTTTGATGGACTTCAATCGCTCGTTGTTGCTCTCGCCAAGAGCCAAGACCGCAGAGATATTTGTAGGGTTTTTGCTTTTGGACAATCAAATGCGGTACGTCGGTGGTTTGATTTGAGATACCCTGTAACACGAGCGAACCAAAGCAGGGAACGTGGGCGAATTGCTAGAGCGTGGTGGTTAATTAAGTCTGGCAGATGCGATGCGATGAGATGGCTCCATAGAACACTTATCCACAAGCATAGAGCGAAACTGGTATTTTGATACGGTTAGGCTATGCTTTGCTC